CTCAAAAATGTGGATCTTCCGCAATTGAAAGACATTCGGAAACAATACGCATTTGAAAAGTGTACTGCGCTGGAACGAATTGACCTTCCGGTCTGTACCCATATTGGGGTTGGGAAAAATTACTCCTGCTACGCGTTCCATTATTGTTCATCCCTGACAACCGCAATTCTCAGGAGCGAGACTATGTGTAGTTTGGACGATATCAGTGTATTTGCCGATACCCCGATTTCAAAAGGAACCGGGTACATCTATGTGCCGAAAGCACTGGTTGAAAGCTACCAGGCTCATGAGAAGTGGAGCACTTACGCAAGCCAGTTCCGTGCCATTGAGGACTATCCTGAAATCTGCAGTCAATAACCTAACACCAGAGTCAAGAGCGGTTGCCCATAACGGGTGGCCGCTCTTCTCATATACGAAATCAAAGGAGGACAACTACAATGAAAGAATTCTGGAACACCATTCAGCTCATCTTTGCCGCTGTGGGCGGCTGGCTGGGCTACTTTCTCGGCGGCTGTGACGGCCTGCTTTACGCCCTGATTGCCTTTGTGGTCATCGACTACATCACCGGGGTCATGTGTGCCATCTCGGACAAGACCCTTTCCAGTGAGGTTGGTTTCAAGGGCATCTGCCGCAAAGTGCTGATTTTCCTGCTGGTGGGCATCGGCAATATCATTGATGTCCAGGTGCTGGGTTCGCCCGGTGTTCTGCGCACGGCGGTGATCTTCTTCTATCTTTCCAATGAGGGTGTGTCCCTGCTGGAGAATGCCGCCCACCTGGGCCTGCCTGTGCCGGATGCCATCAAGACGGTTCTGGAGCAGCTCCATGATCGTTCTGACGGGAAGGAGGATCAGTAATGGCCTATACCAACAGCCCTCTGGTGTCGTACACCAAACTCAGTCCCAACCACTCCGGTCAGCGAACGCACAGCATTGACCGCATCACGCCCCACTGTGTTGTGGGGCAGGCCACCGCTGAACGCATCTGCGACTGCTTCATCAGCCCTGACCGTCAGGCCAGTTGCAACTACGGCATTGGCACGGACGGCAGGGTTTCTCTCTGTGTGGAGGAGAAGAACCGCTCCTGGTGTTCTTCCAGCAGGGAGAATGATCAGCGGGCGATCACCATCGAGTGCGCCAGCGATACTTCCGCGCCCTACGCCATGAACAGCAAGGTCTATGAGTCCCTTATTAAACTCTGCACCGACATCTGCCAGCGCAATGGCAAGAAAAAGCTGCTCTGGTTTGCGGACAAGACCAAGACACTGAACTACACCCCCCAAGCGGACGAGATGGTTCTGACGGTTCACCGCTGGTTTGCCAACAAGTCCTGTCCGGGCGACTGGCTCTACAGCCGTCTCGGAGATTTGGCTGCAAAGGTCACCGCCGCTCTTGGCTCCGTCCCCACGGAAACCACCCCGGCACAGGAACCCGCTAAAACGGAACTTTACCGTGTCCGCAAGACCTGGGCAGACTCCAAATCCCAGAAGGGCGCCTACAAGATTCTGACCAACGCAAAGAAGTGTGCGGATGCTAATCCAGGCTACAGCGTGTTTGATAAAGATGGCAATGCCGTGTATACCGGCAAGCAGCCTGCTCCTGTCGGTGAGGGTGGCACAGATACTTCCGGCTGCCCGTTCATGGTTCAGGTTTCCATCAGCGATCTCAATATCCGAAAAGGCCCTGGCACGAGCTACGGCAGTTCTGGCTACACGGGAAAAGGATGCTTTACCATTGTAGAGGAAGCCGATGGACCGGGCGCGTCGAAATGGGGGCTTTTGAAGTCCTATGCTGATAAGCGAAACGGCTGGATTTCTCTGGACTATGCCAAGAAAATATAAGGCTCTGCCCGGTGGCAATACGCTGCCGGGCACCCCTTTTTTACCCGTAAAAATTCTTTGAGAAATAGCCCTTTTATTGCTTGACTAATCGGCGATAGTACGGGTTAATACAGTAACCCCCAAAGAAAGGAGGAAGGAACTATGCGAATCAAAGTCATTAAGCCTACGGTAGCAACAGAGAATAAACGGCTAAAGGTATGCGCCTATGTGCGTGTTTCAACTGACAGTTTGGAACAGGAAGATTCTCTGGATAACCAGATAGCGTATTTCCAAGATTACATCCGAAGCAACCCTGCCTGGGAGTATGTAGGTATCTACGCTGACCAGGGTATCTCCGGCTTTAAGGAAAACCGCCCCCAGTTCCAGAAAATGATTGCTGACGCCAGGGCTGGGAAGATTGACTTGATCGTGGTGAAAAGCGTATCCCGTTTCGCAAGAAATACCGAAACCGTGCTGAAGTTCTCCAGAGAACTCAAAAGCATCGGTGTCGGTATTTTTTTTGAACTTCAGAACATCAACACCTTATCGGGTGCTGGTGAGTTGATGCTGACCATCATCGCTGCATTTGCCCAGGCGGAGAGCCAGGGAGCTTCTGATAATGCAAACCTCACCTACAAGAGAAAGTTTGAGGCCGGCATCCCAGTTCAAGACCTCAAGTACACCTTCGGCTTTGATACCGATGAAGGCGGCAATACCTATATTGTTGAGGAGCAGGCGCAGACGGTACGGCTTATTTTTGACCTTGCCCAGCAAGATTAGGCGGTACCTGAACAATCACGGCATAAAAGGTTGTTCTGGTGGAGAGTGGGATGATACTGGTGTACACAGGGTCCTGCACAATCCAGCCTACAAAGGTTCGATGGTGCTTCAGAAAACATATCTGGATTCCAACCGTGTTCGCCATAAGAACGAAGGTCAGAAAGACCAGTGGTTCATAACGGACAATCACCCGGCTATCGTTTCCCCAGAGCAGTGGGATGCGGTACAGGAAATTCTGACGGCAAGGAGTGAACAACTCGCTCCCAAACCGCCCCAGAAGCCCGCACAGCCCCGTTCCAGCCGGAATCAGTACCCTTTAACCAATAAGCTATTCTGCCCATTGTGCGGTCAGAAACTCCATCACAAGTGGTCAAACCAGGGCAAGAATGAATACTGGGCTTGCAGTACCAATGTGAAGGTCGGTGCCAAAGCCTGCAAGGGCATCTGGCTTCCGGCAGAGATAGCGAACAGCTGGGGTGAGATCAACGAACCGACCACGGTGCTCGGCTACAAGGATGAATATGGGATGCAGCAGTTCACCGCTTATCCCAAAGCAGAGTATGAATTATCGGACGAATGCCCGTACACCAGAAAGGAAGATTGACATGGCAAGACAAATCGTACACATTCCCGCACAGAGGAACATTGCAAACAGGGCTGTTGCCCAGAATGCGAAAATCCGGGTCGCCGCATACTGTCGGGTTTCCACGGAGCAGGATGAGCAGCTGAACAGCTTTGAAAACCAGGTGACCTACTATACGGAGTACATCAACAGAAATCCCAATTATGAACTGGCCGGTATCTATGCCGATGAGGGAATTTCCGGCACCAGTACCAAGCGGCGTGAGCAGTTCAACCGCATGATTGCGGATTGCGAGGCTGGCAAAATCGATATGATCATTACCAAGTCCATCAGCCGCTTTGCCCGGAACACGCAGGACTGCTTGAACTACTCCAGAAAGCTGAAAGACCTGGGCATCGGAATCACATTTGAGAAAGAAAACATTAACACGATGGACAGCACGGGTGAGCTGCTTTTTACTATTCTTTCCTCACTGGCGCAGGACGAAAGCCGCTCCATTTCTGAGAACTGCCAGTGGGGCATTCGCTCCCTTTTCAAACAGGGCGTGGTGCATATCAACACGAACCGCTTTTATGGCTATGACAAGGACGAGGACGGCAGACTGGTCATCAACCCCGAACAGGCAAAGGTGGTGCGCTGGATTTTTGAATCCTACATGGACGGCATCAACCCGGACATTATTGCCAGACGGCTCATGGAGCAGGGAGTGCCTGGTTGCATGGGAGAACCGAAATGGACGGTAGATACCATCATGGGCATCCTCCAGAATGAAAAGCATATGGGTGATGCCATCCTGCAAAAGACCTTCACCGCCGACTACCTTACCAAAAAGCAGGTCAAGAATGAAGGGCAGCTTGCCCAGTACCATGTGAAGGATGACCATGAGGCAATTGTCAGCAAGGAACTCTGGGACGTTGTCCAGCTGGAAATCCAGCGGAGAAAAGACTACATGAAACGGAACGGGCTTCGCACGATGGGGCGTAACACGGACGAGCAGCCTTTTACCAACCGGGTATTCTGCGGTGTCTGCGGTCAGCTTTTCTGGCGGCGCACCCTCTACCGACTGAACGGCAGTATCAAGGCTTGGATGTGTGCCAGCCGATGCAAAGGCAAGGAAGTTAAAGGATGCATTAACGACACGCTCCTGGAAGCAGACCTGCACAAGGCTTTTGTGATGGCATGGAACGCCATGCTGGAGAATCGAGAGGACTTCCTGGAACATTGGAAAGCCCAATTGAATGACCAGAATCCTTTGGTGGCATTCCGAGCAAAGCAGTTCATGAAGCTGACGGAAAAGGCGAAGCCGATGAAAGAACTGGATGTGACCATCGTCAGCAAGACCCTTGACCATTGCGAGATCAAGCCGCTGGGAGTTATTGACTTCTATTTCCTGGATGGTAGCCACATTGGGTTGGTGACCGGGGATTAAAATATACTCTGGCTCCGTGCTACTCAGCGATGGGTGGTGCGGAGCTTTTTTGCGTTATGAGTTAATTCTATAGGAATTACTTTGCAATATAAAAATCCACATATTGATGTATAATTAGATGGCCCCAGGGGAGGCACAAATCCTTTACACGATGGGCCTTTTCGTGGGATTGGAGGTGATATGATGAAACAGAAGAAGGAAGGTGTATTAGTAGCGCCCGCAGCGAAGTGGAAGGGCAGCACTAAGGCTGAAAAACGCAAAGCGGCAAAAGACAGAATCAAGACTGCCTATGCTGAAGAAGCCAAGGTCGAGGTTATTCCGGCAATACGGGATTTGACTGCTGATACACCCAAAATTCTAAGAGTGGCAGCCTATTGTCGAGTCAGCACAGGTCAAGAAGCCCAGGCAGGTAGTTATGAATTGCAGGTGCAGTACTACACCCAGTACATCCAAAAAAGAGAAGATTGGGAGTTGGTCGGGGTCTACGCTGAAAGGTAAACCCAAGAATTGATACAAAGAAATGCTGTTGTCAGAGCGGCAGAATGGCTTGAAATCAAGGGCTTTCAGAGATTAGGAACTCTCCGGCAACTCATTCTTTACGCCCGATTGTTGCCGACATCATGACAACAGCGCAGATGATTTTGACAACAGCAACGGAGAAAATGACAACACCTCAAGCAATGGTGACAACAGCAGAGAGAAATGTGACAACACCCGCTGATAACAGCAAAATCAGTTATAAACACGAGACTTTCTACATTTTGTTTAAATTTGCGAATTCTGTTAAAGCCCCAAAAGCCCAAATCAGAAAAAAACGGGGAAAAGCAAAACATTATTTAAAGTCGCCGAGGGTGACATATTGACAACATAGACGACATGTGCTATAATAAATTTGTTGTCATTCAAGATAAAATTTGCGGTCTTTTGCTGAACGATAATTAAACAAACTTAAGTAAAAGGAGCAAATTATTCTTTAGAAAGGGGATTAGAAGTGGAGTTTAACAATAGTAAGAGAATGGAACTGATCAATACAATGGTAACAGAGTTGCCTGTGCTGCGTGCAAGGATAGGAGCTTCCCAAGCTGATATCTCTGAAAAGATAGGCATTTCAAGGCAAACTTATAATGCAATTGAAAATGGTAAGAAAAAATTGAATTGGACTGTTTTTTTAGCATTGTTTGCAGTTTTTAGTAGTGATGAACGAACTCTGAAAATGTTGGATTCCATGGAAGTTTTTCAGGAGGGCGTTGCAAAGGAAATGTGATTGCCTTTTGCAACGAATCTTAGCGTGATTTTTTATTGGAGGTCATATGTTGAATATGGTTAAGAATGCTTCTGTTCAAGCCACGGATATATATAAGGATCCATATGGATACACATATTCTGAAATGGTTGGTGTATTGGGAGAAGTTGAGGCGGATAAGTTTTATCGCGAATTATACTCCGGTTCCCAAAGTAGTAACAAGTATAAAACGATAACTATCAAGGAAATCTTTCGTGGTCCGGATACTCAGAAATATGCTTTTGAATTGTCAGATGGCTATTGCATTGAAACGGTAAGCATTAAAAGAAAAACTGGTACTACTGTATGCGTGAGCACCATGATAGGTTGCCCTGTTGGGTGCATCTTTTGCGCCTCTGGTGAAAATGGATTTGTCAGAAATCTAACACCATCTGAAATAGTTCAACAAGTAATACTGATAAATGGTAGAGTAAATAGGATTGTATTCATGGGCATGGGAGAACCTCTGTTCAATTATGATAACGTGATAAAGTCCATTCATATATTAAGAGACCGCAAAGGACTTGATTTTCCAACAGATGGTATAACAATATCAACAACGGGACCGCTCCCTCAGATGAAGAAGTTGAGAGAAGAACATTTAAAAATCCAACTTACGTTATCCCTGCATGCCACGAATCAGCATGTAAGGGACTATATCATGCCGCATATGAAAGGGTATGATATAAATGAAGTAGTTCAATCAGTACTCTCATATTCAGAAAGACATAATCGTAGCGTTACTATAGCATATTTGCTTATACCGGGTGTAAATGATCGTGCGAATGATGTAAAACAGTTGGGAAGATGGTTTCGTGACAAAAATGTATTGATTAATCTTTTACAATACAATGAAACGGATTGTAAAGCAGTTCGAAGACCAAACAAACAGGAACTCGTTGCATTTCGTGATAAGTTAAATAAGGTGGGACTTACTGTGAAAATCAGAGAATCCCGAGGTGGCAATATAAAAGCCGCATGTGGTCAATTGGTAAGTAGATTAAATAACCGCAATATGAGTGCACCCAAGAAAAAAGGAGCTTCGGAATTGGATACAGGTTCGTCGAACAATGCTGGATCTTCGAGTAGATTGAAGCCAAGTAAGAGACGTTATGTAAACAATAAAAGCAAGAATGGAAAAAAGGGTTCATCGCATAAATAAGAGCATGTCGGAGTGTGATCTAGTATTTGCGTTCACTGATCTGCATGAACTTCACAAATGGAGGCTCGATTATGAATGAATTTGTTGATATGCATGTCCATTCAAAATACTATCCTATTTGAATGTATCAAATGTTGATGATATTGAAAGCGACTCTGGCTATATATTTAATTATACCATTGCGGCAGAGTTTCTTTCAAAGGGAATTGAATTTGATATCATTGTTCCACAGGAGCTCTCAGGAAAACTCAATAAAATCTCAAGTGGCCACCAACATTTTATAAAAATGGGGCATACAAAATACGAGGTTCGTTATAATTTCGCATGGACAGAAGTGAAAGAATTGATCGTACAAATGCATCCGGATATATTCTTCTTAAATCAAGCGGAGTTGACATCCCATGTAAAAGCATTGCTCGTGGAAACAGGATTGGATAAAGCAACAAAGTAACGGGTGTCGATGGTGGAATGACCGCCATCGGCACTTTTCTGTTTTACATTCGCTTTATAATAAGAAGAAACGCGACAAAAATCACGAGTTAATGTAGAATATTTTTCTCGGAGTGACTCCAATAGTTGAAAACTCTGTATGAAATGGCTATAATAGAAAAAGTAAATATGGGGCCCCAGAATTGAATAGTTTTCTGGAGTTCTTTTTTTATGGGGTGATTATACCCCCTTACAGCTACCCCGGGGTTGGGGTAATTAACACCGGGGTATTTACCCCACAACGGCACGATATGGAGTTGACCAACCGTTTGGCATAAAGAGCTTGAACCCGTGCGAGGGGTGTGCTCTTTCTTGATGAGCTGCCGGAGTTCACCCGCGCGGCAATGGAGGCCCTGCGCCAGCCGATCGAGGATGGAATGGTCACAATTTCCCGCGTGGCAGGCTCCTTTTCCTACCCCTGCCGCGTGATGCTCGTGTGTGCGATGAACCCTTGCCCCTGCGGCTATTTCGGCCATCCAACCCGGCGCTGTACCTGTCCGCCCGGGGCGCCGGCGCGCTACCTTTCGCGGGTATCCGGCCCGCTGCTTGACCGCCTGGATCTTCATATCGAAGTGCCGCCCGTTGATTTCCAACAGCTTTCCGGCAAGGCAAAGGCCGAGCCTTCCGCCGCTATCCGTGCGCGCGTTGCAAAAGCGCGCGCCGTGCAGGAAAAACGGCTGGAGGGGACGGGCGTTTCCTGCAACGCCCATATGTCCTCCGCGCAGACACGGCAATTCTGCCGCCTCACAGACGATGCCGCCGCCCTGCTGGAAAAAGCGTTTGAACGGCTCGGCCTTTCGGCGCGCGCCTACGATAAAGTGCTGCGCGTAGCACGCACGATTGCGGACCTGGCCGAAAAAGAAGAAATCGCACAGGAGCACATCGCGGAAGCGGTGCAATACCGGAGCCTGGATCGAAAATTCTGGTCGGTCTAAGCCGCCGGTTATCCCTCCTGCCGCCGGTAGCACAAAAAATCAAAGCCAATTTCCGTTGTCAGCCCCGCTAGAGCATTCAGTTTTTCCCGATCCTCCGCAGAGGTTTTCCAGTGATACGGCGTCATAGTGAACAAATCACGCACCGCTTCCCCGCTTGTCAGCGTGATCTCCCCCCGCACCGGGACGCGTTTGAGGAAGGTGAACCCGGCATATGCCGTATCCCTTGTTTCATTCTCATAGGGCTGCGTATACACCGCCTCTTTCAGCTGGAACAGATGGCGGGGCGCGGCCACCGCTAAAATCAAAATACCGCCCGGCTTTGTCACGCGCGCAAACTCCTCCGGGACGATCGGCGCAAAAACGCTCACCAGGCAATCGGCTGCATTGGAAACAACCGGCATGTGAAAAACGCTTCCCACCGCAAGCTCCAGGCCCGGATAACGCTTTGCCGCCATACGCACGGCGATTTTGGAGATATCGAAGCCCGCAGCCCGCGCATCGGAGCCGCGTTCACGCAGGGCGCGCAACAGCCTGCCCGTGTAATAGCCCTCGCCACAGCCTGCGTCCAAAACCACCGGCTTTTCCGCCTGCTCCGTCAACTCCAAAACAAGTGTATCCAGGCAGTCGCTGAATGGCTCATAATAGCCCGCGTCGAGTATCCGCCGGCGGGCAGCAAGCATTTCCTTCCCGTCACCAGGGAGCTTTGCATGCATCCGGTTGGCGGGCAGCAGGTGCACATAGCCCTCCTTTGCAAGGTCAAAGCTGTGCCCATGCGGGCAAAGATACCGTTTTTCCTCCTTTTTCAGCGGGCACATGCATACCGGGCAGGCAAACAGCTGCATAAAGGCCACCCCCTCTATCAAATTTTGGAGAGAAAAAGAAAAATCCCGCCGCCTTTCCGCTGAACGAATCGGCGTGCGGGAGCAGGATCGCATCATTTATCCTTTTCTTTATTGATATTATCCTTTAATTTATCAAAGAAGCTTTT